TCGTCTTCCGTATTTGACATGAGGTCAGCTTCTATGTTTCCGCCCTGTTTAAGGTTTGCAGTCGATGGATCATAAAGCTCATCCTCATCGCTTCCAGCACTGTCTGGCCCCGTGTTAACTGGAACCTCTTGAACTATCTGATCGTCGGATGGTGGGCCACCCTCGCCCGGAAGAACCGTAGGAACGTCTTCATAGTCGTAATCGGCTGCGTCTTCGTCGCCTATAATAGTATCTGCCGCCTGATTGGCAGCGGCTGTATTGATACCGTCTTCGTCTAGCTCGTCATCATCAGGCTCATCGTTAGTGTTGGTAGAGCCGCCGGGTAAGGGCGGAATAAAGTTGTAGTTTCTGGCCATGAAGGATCTCCTATGGTGTTAATCTATACCAGATGTAAAGATATGCAAGCTTGACATCTTCTAATGGCAATGGGTTTACTTGAGAAGCTATTCTTAGGTCATGCGATGGGTTCAATGGATCGGCTGGGGTTGGTAGGCTAGAGTTAATCTGGAAATCATTTCCTGCTGCACCATCGGCTACCTGACCCGCAATATAAACTTCTTTGTACTGAGTGCCAGCCTGACTAACTAGGGGGTTGCTGTATGAATAAAAGTTTGTTCCAGCAGCGGGAGGCTGGTGAACACCGTCGGACTGTAGAGATATTCCTAAAGGAAATACCGACCCAACGCCCTGACAAAAGGTTAGGTCTTGCGATACAAGTCCAAGATCTACTCTATAAAGGGACCATCTAGTATCCGTCCTAATGCCCGACGCTGCATACGGGCCATTGCTTAACTCATCAGGAGGTCTAGGTATTCTCTGAGCAAACTCCTGCTCGAACCTATTCGCTGAAGTTGTAAGGTCCACGTCTGTTATAACGCTTACGTCACACCTGAACGTGTCTTGATTTGTTGGGCTAATGGCTTCTGCTGCCTGAGCATTTAAGTCTGCAACGATGTCGCCTATGCCTCTTGTTCCTGCTGGAGCTCCAATCGGAGGAGTAACAAATGGTATGTCTCTTCCGTCTAGCAGTTCTATCATTGGCCATTCGTCATCTGTTCCGCGATTAGACCTTATCCACAGAGTAAGTTCGGCAGGGTTAGTAGAGCCTATTGTCATTGGGTCAGAGGAACCCATCTCAAGAATATAGTTTTCGTTTGCATTTAAGCGTAGGTTTCTCTGAGTTATATCCTCGGAGATAATAAAACCCTCCTCACCAGTTGCCTCAATGTATTTCCAGCTTGCGGTTTCTCCGCCAATAGGAAGAGACACTGGCTCTAATATCGGAAGGATTGATGGTCCCGACAAGTTGCCCTGAATAAATGCTATTTGACCCGGAACCGGAACAACAGCGCCAGCACCCGGACCTGCCGCAGTATCAAGTACGGTGTCTGCTGCAGACAGCCACCGAGCAAATATTCTCTGCTCTGCTGGAACATTTCTAGCCGATAGATGCGCACCTATAATCTCGCAGTCAGCAGGTGGTCTAATGATAAACCTTCGCTCTGCCGTACAGCCCGTGTCAGAAATAGCTTGCAGGTCCATTCCGTTTAAATCGTACTGCATAATGCTGTAGGAGTATTTTAAAGACTGAACGTACCTAATCTTCTCTGCTGCATCACGAAAAGATGCGTTGAGCTTTTTAGGGTCAAGTGTTTGCCCATCTCTGGTATATAGTTTTGCCGCTGGCACTTCAGGTAAAAACATTAGTTTCTCCTAAGTCTGTTTTGAAGCATTAAGAAAAAGTCTAAGGTATGCTTGTCTCCGTTGGGCGTCATAGCCGAAGGGTCATGCGCGACCTTCATGACTACATCGTAAGACGAACCCTTCAAAAGCGTATTGCATGCCCTGTCCTCGTTTAAGAGGTAGCCGGAGTAGCGCGTTGAGAACTGCTGCACACCGCCCCCCTGTAACGCCTTAAGATACATCATGTTTTCTATCGTATCACCGGTGCCACCCAGCAGAGTTACCTGATTTTCTATGTTGTTTATTGGTTCGGTTAGAAACAAGTGCGCATCCACCGGAAGATCATTTTCCAAGTCCCCAGTAGACCCGCCCACCTCAGCAGTGAACTCAATAAACGGCTCCGTGCCTCCGGTAGGCGCATTTTGATACCTAATGCTGAGTCCGGCAAGAAAGATGTCGAAGTCGTCAGGGCTAACAAACCTAAAGCGATACTCGTTGTCCACCTCTAGGTTGCTTTGCTTAAATCTTACGACGGTAAACGCATTGCCTACTAGGCGTTGCGCAGACACGTCGGTGCCAAGCACACCGTCCATTGTGCAGGAGTCTAGGTTTGCTTGCAGGTTTAGTTGGTCTATCAGTGTATTGTTTGCCCACCCCATTACGGATTATTAACTCCATATCCAGCTACGTCCATGTTTAACACGCGCAGTCTAGACGTTGAACCCTCGGCCCCAGCTTCAAGAGAAATGTCATTAGTCTTTTTGGCAAAGCTGAATCTGGTACGAGAAAGCTCTGCTGTTCTGTATCTTCTCGGATCATTCATCGCCGTTGCCCAGACATTAGACGCCCACCAGTCAACACCGATAACGATGCTATTGGCTTTGGTTGTTTCTTCTTGCAGGGTGCCATTGTTTTTTATGTACTCCCCGCGAACAGCACAGCTAACCTTTTGACCGCCATTGTTGGAAGACATCCAAACGTGTCTTACCACTGGAGAGGTTTCTAAGCTTGTTGGGACAAGCCCTGAAACATAGCCTGAGATTGGCAGCGGTATTGTCGTATCGGGAAATACGCCAGAACCATGACTGCGACCCATCCTATCAAAAGTAATGATGGGTGCCTCTGACGTAAACGGCGCAGCGCCAGCCGAGCCTTCAAACAGAAACGCATCAATGCCTTCTCTGCTTTTAAATATAGACCTAAGTCTGGTCAGGCTCTTTGTCGTCCACCATGATTTAGTATTAGAGTGAAAGTCAACCATGCAAAGACCACCAGCAAACTCGCCATCGGCATCTTCATCAAGAGTTCCCATCGAAACGCAAAGACCTCTCTGTGTTTCAAACATCTCTCCCACCCTATAGTTCGGAAAGCTGATCATATCTGTAAGCGCTCTGGTGTATGACCCGTCTGACAGGGTGATGTCTTTCGACCCGTCCATATCAATGCGAGCAACACCTCTCTCGGTTAATCCATATAGGCCATTGGGAGTAAGTGCGGAGCAGTTATAGTCCGACGCCCTGTAGTTGGAGAGCTTTTGTATCGACCCAACAATAGCCTGACCCTGCGATGCAGCCTGACTGCTTAAACTGTAAACACCGTTTGCCGTCACGGCTATGAGCGATCCCTCAGGGGAAACATGAAGACCGTAACATACGCCAGCTAGAGCAACTACACCACCCGCAGTATATGTTCTTGGTGCCCACTTATCACTGACAAATAGAGCCTCTCCCTTTGCGATGACGCATCTTCCTGCCCATGACGCACAAATGCCGTTTGGCATGCTCAATGTTTCAGTGGCTACGTTTATAGATTCCTGCTTGTCGGCAAATATCAGACCGGAACCCGTATATCCCCACAGGGTCGGAATGTCTGGTCCAGAGATGATGAGCTGCCCATTTACCACTGCATGGGTCAGCGCCCTAATGGCTCTTGCTTTGCCAAGGTTTATGATTTGCTTTCTATTTCTATAGTCGAGTGTTTCATCTAGAACCTGAAGCCAGAGGTTGCCATTAAACTCACTGCTCCCAATAACATAAACTTGAATATCATCTACGAACTGAGACTTTACAGACAGTGCGCGTCTGCCATCGAAAGAGTTGACCGTCAATGCTGATGACTGTGGGCTTATGATGTTATGCATCTTCCAAGCGCCATGACGAACCGATAGCTCGCCAGACTGATTCATCTCGATGTCTCTTAGGTCAAAGTTTCCGGTATCTACTTGCATTATCCCATGTCCACAAAGTTAAGGTCATCAGAAACGGCCACAGCGCCTATGTTCATTGGAATATAGGACGCGCCAGCTTTCACTGAGACAGTTTCGGCTGCGTCTTGAACCTTTATTTGAAACCAAAAAGTTTTCACATCACCTGCTGTCCAGTTAATGTTTGGATCTGTGCCATCAATAAACCACTCAAAGGTGTATATTGGAAAAAGCTGTTCGCTGTACGAAGCAAAATGCTCATCGTTAACAAACGCAGCAAACGAAGCAGGTGTTGTTGCATCGTCTACATCCGTAAGCCTAATATAAAACAACGCTTGATAGGTGTCATAATCTCTTAGCTCGGCGTTTAAGCGTATGACTATTTTCCTGTTTGCCGGAACGTAAAAAGATATACTTGCTTTTTTGGTTGCATCCAAGTCGTCGTTAAGTTGTTTATATGTGGTGCTACTTGTTTCACACGAAAACGAGGTGCTAACGCCATCAATGATTGTCTGACCGATGAGTTCTCCGGCCTGAGATATTCTTCCGCTTGCGTTAATAGACTTGCTGGCGCTCGATCCATAGTTATCTCTAAAGATAGAGCCTTCCGCTCCTGACAGGGGAAGGCTATTTCTGCCAAAGTAGTTATCTGACACTATCATCTTCGCTGCGTTGGCACCTATCTGCAGTTCTCCGTCTACGTGGTTTCCATCAATAACCCACTCTGAGCCATCTGCGATATTAAAAACTCCAGTAAAAGAACTCTGGGTAAACTTGTTTCCTGAAATAGTAGATGCTGATAGTTGACCCGGCACTGCGGTATTGTATGGGTACAGTTGGACATTATCACATTTTACATAATTACCAGAGAAGCAAGACTGCTCCATGCTCATCGTCATAATGCCGCCCTCCATCACATTTCCTGTGATAGATGCCCTCGAACATTTCATGCTAAGGTCATACGCAAACAACTGATTCGCGCTCATCGTCATTCTGCTGGTAGAAAAATTATTAAACACCACAGACGCGCCGCTCACGTAGTTATCACAAAACTCAAAATACCAATACGAACCATCGACAATGTTTTCGCAATCTATAAACTTGCACCCTGTTATGTCTATTGCCCAAGCTGGGCCACCAAAATTAGTGGACCTCGATATTGCTGTCTTGAATCCCTTAACAAAGATACCTTCAAACGAAACGGCAACCTCGGACTTAGATGCTGGTATGGGACTAAGTATAAATAAATCAAAAGATCGCTTAACCAGTCCCGCCTTTGGGATAAGTGAGCCTCCGCCAAAACCAGAAATAACTATGTCCTTAAACTGTAGGTCTGGGGTTCCAGATCTGTACTTTATTTTTACATAGATGGGCTTAGTTATAAATATCTCATTAGCGATAACGACACGGGTTCCCCTCGAAAGGTTTCCCATTGCCGACCTAAGCTCATTTTCAGAATAAACCACAATGTCATTCTGATAGCGTCTTGTGTGGTCAAATGTTTGCCCCGGCACTACCCTTCCGGCATACATTACCACCCTCGCACAGAGATACGGTGAATACGAAGACAGCAGGTTTGACCCGCTATGGCATCACGAGCAACGTATGACCATCTATAAAGAGCTGCATCCACTGAGTAGTTAGAGTTCCTTGGGCCGGGAAATGTGACAGTGGTAGGCATCTCCGGTGCTTTCAGGCAGGAGTTCTGCAGCATAGCAATACGCTGGTCTAGCTGGGCGTTCGCTACGTTCTCTTTAGGCGTTAGGTGCTGGGCAGCGACAGACAGAACCCACTGATCAAACATAGACCAAGATAGAGTAGCCCCAATAGACCCTGAATAAGTAAGCTCGTCGCCCACAGCAAGGCCACTAAAATCGGGTACATAAACCATCCTAACCCTAAGACCTCTGGCGGTATCTACGTCAACCTCTATATCTTGCTCACGGGTTGCATGAAGACGGTAGTTGTTTCTTCCATCTTTAAGGGACACGGCCTTGATAAAGAGGGGTATATTTGGCGGAGTAGTTCCTGCGGTAAAGGAAAATGTTCCATTTGTTGTTTGGACTTCTTGTACCACATCAAAGAAGTCACCACCAGAATGAGTATAAAGAGAAACGCACTCAACCGCAGCAGATTGTAAAGCAAGATCAACCTCGTTCGATGGGTCAAAATCAGGTGCCGGAGGAATGGCCGGAGGCGCAAGCGCCCATCTCTGACCGTCTGGATCGTCAAGCATTGTTACTATTTGTTCTCTAGCTTGACCTAAGTTCATAGCACTTGCACCCTTGGGTTTTTAATATGGTTCAAGAACTCGACCAGCTCTCCGGCTGCATCATCTGCTCGAACACGTTGCTCATGGTTTTGATTGACGGTATTCTCTCTCGTCTTATTAAACTCCTCAATCGCAATCACTCTACTAATCTCGCAACCGAGAACGTGAGTAACGCTCAAGTCGTCCTCAAAACCCGTGATTGGCATTTCGCCAGTCATCATAAATCCAATATTGTGGGTAGTCGGAATCTCTAGTTTGCACTCTTCAGAAAAGAATGGGTATCCCTCAACAGAAGCGTACTTAATCTTTTTGCCACCGAGCCTTCGCTCAATAAGCCTTTGCTTGGTTTTCATTGAAGCAGTGTACATCTTCTTCCCCTAGATAAATGCAAGCACCCCTTGAAGGGTGCCTGCATTAAAGCTCATTCTCTAAAGAATAGTGTAAACAGCTAATCCGTTACGACGTGTAATCCGAAGATTATACATGCCGAACATCTGCGTGTCATACACAAAGCTAGTATCAGATACCATAGCAGCATCTTTACCATCGCTATCAGGGCCGAAGTTACGCCATTCAGCAAGCTTCACATCTTTATTATTAAAGAATAGAATCTTGTCATCTGACATATTTTCGTCAACGATAACAGGCTTACCCTGATACATAGAAGTAGCAGGACTATTGGCGCTATCAAGTGCATCACCTGAACGAAAACGACGTTGAGATTGTAACAAGTTAAGATACTTGTTCAAAGTCAAGCTGTTCATCACAACCTCTGTCCAACCTAAACCACGACGACGTTGAATCTTAGCCGAAACCAAGTCCATTGCGGCAATAGTGATAGTAGCAAGAACGGCAGGTCCGTCATTTCCCGTAAAATCATAACCAAGAGCAGACGTTCCAATATTGTCATAGTTACCAGCAGTACCAAGGCTACCAGCAGCGAGTGTTGCGCTTGCGGCATCCATTACAGATGTCATAGCGTCAACGCCAGTTGAAGTAGTTCCGATAATGCGAGGTGTTGTTGGCACCAACGGCGATGTAGCGTTCGTACCGTCCACTGCAATATCTGTCAACTGAGAATCAACATAGAGCTGAAACTCTACGGTTGAATCATCATAATCAATGTCAGTAACAACTCCCCATAAAGGAACAACTGGAGCGCCACTGTCTTCCAAGTTTTCTACTGCAGCGCCGATTCTGTAACCACTGAGGTCTGCCACCCCAATAGTTGCAATGCCGAGAGCGCCAAAAGTACCGGGACCGGGAACGGTGATAGCAACAGGACCAAGAGAAGTATTAAATACTGCTCGACCCAGTGTTCGACCCAAGTCTTCACCACAGGACGCCATCTGTTCTTTCACCAAGTTAACACCATCTTGCTTGCTTACGCAGGTCAAAGCAGCGATACGAGGAACGCTTAATCGACTGAATAATGCCTTGGGATGATAAGCCAACTGAGCAATTTCCTTGTTAGCACCGACTGGAAGAGTCGCGCCATCAGCCAAGAACTTTGTGGATTGAATACCACCAGCCTTGATGTTGACGATACCTACCGTACCAGCTTGTTTTTCTTTCTTAATGACGTTCTTACCAATAAAGGTAGAGGCCATGTTCGCTTCTTCATTTACCACTGAGTTGCCAAATCTAGCAACCAGAGATGCAATTTCATTAAATGTAATTGCCATGTTAATCTCCCATACTTTCGAGGAACCTAACCATGTCTTCACTGGAGGTTCCGGTTATTGCTGATGTTGCCCCTTGAGGCCGCATCGGCGATGGTGCTTTTCCGCCACCGTTCTTGGCGAGCACCTTGCGATATTGTTTTACCCGATGTTCGTTCAGCTTCCGGGCCATCTGCTTCATATCTCCGTTCTCGGATTTACTAAACATAATGACAAGTTCTTCGGGGCTAAAGGTTTGGTACTTCTCGGCAAGCTCTGAAGCATTGTCGATAATCTCCTCCGCCTTAACATCGATCATGGCTTGCTCTTCGTACTTGCGCCTACGCTGTGTAGACTCTTTCTGAAGTTTGGCCACGGTCTGGCTTTGCTGCTGCCGCTCTTTTAGCTGCTGCAGTTCTGCCTCCCTTGGATCCTTGTCCTCGTATTCAGAAAGTCTACTTTCGGTTTGCTCCAGACGCTGCTTGAATGTTTCAAGCGTCGAATGGTACTGATGCAACTGGTCTTCAAGCTGTTGAGATCTCGTCTCAGCTTTCCGCTTTGCTGCCTGCAATCCGTTGACCCTCTTTAAAAAGGACTTCTTCGGTACTGACTCTTCTTTTTTCTGCCCCGGTTGAGCCTCGACTTTTTCTTCAGCGTCGGTACTGTCTTCTTCTCGAACATCGGCTTCGGAACCGGAAGGTTGCGACCCCTCATCTCCGCTAATGCTTTCCAGCATTTGGTCTTCAATAGAAGGCGCTGAACCTTCTTCTACTACAGCTTCACCATTTTCCATTGGTGTCTCCTTACTTATACCTGCTTACGGCATGTAAGCAATATTTTATAAACCCTCTGCGTGTATCCTGCTTGATTCACCCTGAAACCCTTGTCATTATATACGAACCAATAGCAACAACAGTGCCGGATACCGCACCCCATATTCCTGCTTTAACGCGCAACTGAGCAAGCTCTTCGCCATGTCTGATCATTTGCTCTGAAATCTTCTCAAGCTTATCTCCGTGCTTGTTAAGCTCAGACATAACTAGCTTAGAATATTCTGACCAGCCGTTCTCACTCATTGCCTTACCATCTCAGCAGCTCTTTTCTTGGCTGCTTTCTTGCGACGCTTCTCCCGCTCGTCTGGGTCTTCCTCATCAGACCAGCGCTTGGCCATTTCTGGCTCGTTCGCGTACATCCATTTTCTCTGCTTGTCGGACTTGAAGGGCATGCTAGCTCCAGAATGACCACCCTATGGTGGTGAGCGTAGTTACTTGAACAGTAAGCTCTTTAACCCCTTTAACGGGAATGGTGGCCGACTGGCCGCCTAAAAGAAAAACAAGAGATTCAATCCCAGTATCTGTAATGCCACCCGCTGGAACGGGAAGACCGGGGACTGAGCTATCTCGACTGATCGCGCATAAGTTTCGAGGGTCACCCGCAATAACAATCTCGCACCATTTCGCCTTGGGGTGGTCACCGAGAACATTTATTACTTTTATTCCTGCTGCGGCCATCCTTTCAGCGTAGCTGGCAATAGGCTGACCAAGAACCTCGCCATCAGAAACAAATTGTCCATTTAAAACTTGTGGGTTAGGCATTTATATTTTTCCTTCTGTTTTCATTGCGTCTTTACGCATTTGCTCTTGTACATTCGGTGGCTTATTGCCGGGCTGTCGCTGTTGCGCCTGTGCTTGCTGTGCTTGTTGTGCTTGAACCGCAGCAAGCTGATCATAACCCTGCTTTAAGGCTAGAATAGGCTGGGCAGATTGTTGGTCAATCTGACCACCCAACGCTTTCAGGTAACTTAAAAGAATCTGAGAAGCATACGCTGCGTTCACGTTGGTTAGCGGTTGTGTCGGTACGCCCTCAAGGGCCATGCGAGCCTGATCAAGTATCTCAGTCTTAAGACGGCCCTGCGCTTGCGTTTCATCAAGACCAGTCTCCGAAGTTTCAGCGACCGCTTTAGGATCCTCAAGTTTGAGCTGCATACGCTCGATATCTGTTTCGCCTTTCGACGCAGCATAACGTTCGACGCCAGAGCGCGGCTGAAGACGCACATCAACGCCGTCCATATCGGCACCAGCGAAATATAAACCTGAAATCTGATTAGATTCTCCAATGATTCGTAATATTCTGGGGTAAACATAGTATTTCCTTGTTAGATGAAGCGTTACTCGCCACAACTGAAGAAGAAATTTCTCTATGTGTCGTGCTGTGCCAGCATGTTTCATATTATCTAGCTGGCTAATGTAAGCTATCTGCTTTGCCGAGGTTCCGCTCTTTGCGCTCTCGGCACCTGTTAGTAGTTCGTTAAGTCCGGCGATGTCATATAGCCGTCGTTCTAGTCTGTCTCTGTCTTCAAACAGTAGACCGTTAATCTTGGGAGGATCCATGTACCTAACCATCGCTGCCTTGGAAGGATCGTCACATTTGATTAAGGCATTGCTCTCATCCCAAGTATCCACAATGCTTCCCGGCGCAATGAGCTTGCATGCGCCTGTATCTCTGCGAAGCTTTACCAGAACAGACTCTATCTCGTTAATCTGGCGCTGCAATGGGACTGCATCGTTCATCCATGTGTCACCATAGATGGTTCCACGCAAGAATCCCGTCTTAAACATGCACAATGGTAGGTATGATCGGGTCTGGCCATTATCGGGGTTCTCTAGATGGGAGAAAACATAGGGGTAGGGCATGGTTTCTACAACATGACCATCAATGATTAGGGCATATAGCCCCTCTGGTATGCGAGCATCCGGTTTATACCAGAGCTCATAAGCCTGAACGCCTTCGCGAGCCTCTAAGTCTCCTACCTGATAGGTAGTTGTCTGAACATCGTAGTCTTCGCCCACCTTTTTAAGCATATTCTTTGCGTCATACAGGTCTAAGTACCGCTGAAAGATACACCACTTGGATTCCTCGGGATTCTCTACGTTGTCTACATAGAAATCAAAGATGGTTACTAGGTCCCAAGTCACTTCTTCTTTAACAGGGTCGTAGTAGCACTTGATTCCGCCAATGCCATGAGCACACGCCATCTGCAATATGTCGAACATCTTGGTATCAATGTTATTCTCGAACTCGATGTACTCAATAATGGCAGCCGCTGCTTTGGCACCCTCAACATCTCTTTCTTCTGAGCTATTAGGATATGCCATTACCGCAGGTCTGTCCTGAAGTAGGCGCTGGCACCATGTCAGCACAAGATTCCTAAGAAGATTGTGTACGACTTGGGGCACATCATCATTCCATGGAACATCTCTTAGATTAAACGCTCTGCCGTCAATGTCTCTGTACTGGTCGCCATTTGTAAATAGTTCATTTCTCTCTGCCTTAGCGAGAAACTGATACGCAGACTTCTGCCCAAGCTCGACTAGCTCATCACAAAGCTGACGCACTGTTATTACGTCATCCTTGTTGGCTGTCTTGATGTCGGCATCTTTGCCGTCGGTACGCTTTAGAGCTTCATACTTCATCTTTATGTTTCTCGTAAACTTCTTTTAGTTCCTGGTAGTAGCGCCCTGCGTCTTCATCTGGGTCGCGAATGTCCCAGTCTTCGAGTAGGTTGTCTAGAGCAGAAAGGATTCCATCACCATGATCACGTTCCTCGACATCATCTTCATGATCGTCCTCATAGTCTTCGTGTACGTCAACCTCTTCTTCTTCTTCGCTTTCATCTTCGGAGATAGAGATTGATGCAGCCATCTTCTTCTTGGCTACGATTTTAGCAAGCTCTTCTACTTTCTTAAGAACCTCTTTAGGTATGTTCGGCAGCTTCATTCTGTCTCCTAGACGAATATGTTTCTTGAGCGAAGGGCGAGTAGGGCATCTTGTTTAGCTTTACGCGCAGCTTCCTTTTCTAAAAATTCCATCTCTTGTCTGCCCACATCCTGCTGGTATGCGAGCATCTCACGCTGGAAAGCTTCTTGCGCTTTCGCGTCTGCTTCATCGGCGGAACCTCCAAGAAGGGCACCACCTAAAAGGGCAAGACCGCCAACCCCTGCGCTAACACCAGCACCGGGAAGAAATCCTGCTGCCGCCAGAGCAGGTGATAATGCAAGCGCACCTTGTCCTACACCTTGAAGACCACCAGCCCAATCTCTGCCGCTATTGGTGGGAGCCTGATATACAGGAGCTTCAAGTTCGTACCTGTTGAAGTATCTGTCTCTGTCTCGTGCCATCACCAACCGCCCTTGTTCGTCTTTACATGTTTTGACATATCGAAAACATTTGTAACCTTGTCCATCGCAACCATAAAGGGGTTCCTTTTAATATCATCTAACGAGAATCCTATAGCCATGCACAAATCTTTCCGTCCTGCGAATCTCTCTCGCTTATCAATATGCAGGTCATCGCACTCAAGAGCAAGTTCCTCTGGACCCGCAAGTCCATTTTTTTCAACTGCTTGCTTTACAAGTAGCAGCCCTGTGTATCTGCTGGCGTCCGTTGTCTTAAACTCTCGTACTGGTATTCCCTTATCCCGGCATGATTGTGCAGTTGCTTGCCCGATGCCGTTTGTTTCAATACAAACGTAATCGGGACCATATAGCTCATAGGCTGATCTTACAACATCTGTAAGTTCGTCAATGGTTGCTTCGTTATCACAGTAAGAGGCACATAGGGAACCGTCAACTTTATTCATCACTGCTATGGTAGAATAGTCTTTACCAAGACCGCCAGAAGTATCTATGCCTACTGAGTATGCGTGACCCGTCTGCATACGGCGGAATACCTTTAGCTCTCGAACAGTCTCATGCTCTAGGACTGCAGGAGTTAATCTTACCCATCTGCCCTCTGCTGACTGGAATGCGTGTTCCGGCTTTTGCGGGTACTCTCTTAATGCCGATATGAGATCGCCGGAGAACCTATCCTCCAGTACGCGAAAGAACCATGCCATTGCCTGTGGGTCAGTAAAGCCAAGCTCTATACCTTCAAGCTCCTGCTCCTGTGTTAACAGGGTAGCATCCATTCGATAGGTCTTATGGTCCTCCACTGGGAAGAAGACCTTATCAAAGGTGTTATTGTTATTCCACAGGGTCCAAAGAAGATCGCCGGGACCAGATGAAGTAGATTCAACTATGATAGGCGCTGAGAGTCCAGCAGACGCTGTTAGAGCCTTGAACGCATCTTGGTCGGGCCAGAATGCTATCTCGGACAGGTGAAGCATCTGGAAGCTCATAGAGCGCCCTGCCTTGGACTGCTCTTGGCCCTTACTTGCATTGGCGGTTACCGAGTGTATCTCAGAGCCATTGCTTAATCTAATCTTGCTTCTATTGCTTATGAGTAGGTCTATCTCAAGGTTCACTAGGAAGTCTCTAACGCGATCTACCAGAGAGTGACACTTCTGCTCCGTGTCTGCCACTACGGCGACTTTCGACCCGGGATGCAATATGGCGAAAATGGCATCAAGGAAACAGATTATAGTAGAGCAGCCTATCTGTCTGCCCTTAAGAAATATGGTATTTTGATGGTCGCACACATGTTCAAGGATTTTAAGCTGCTCATCAAGCAGCGTGAAATCCACTAGCTTGCCCGTTCTCTGGTCGGTTACCTGACAAAGGCTTGCGAGTTTTTTTAGCTTGTGGGCTGTGGGAAAATTTCTCATATTGCTAAAGTTGACTTTTCTGGGTATATACTCTGTGAGTGAAAGCCCCAAAGCTTTCACTCACAGAGAGAGCTAATACTAGGGAGTTTTCTTTAGGAAAAACTCCCATTACGTTAAGAAGCATCTTCTTCTGAGCTTTCTTCCATTAAGATTTCTCTCAACTTGTCGGCCTTAGTTGCTTCAGTACTAACCTCTTCTGGAAGTGTCTTGAGTATCTGATTGATGAACTGAGCGATGACTGCACCTTCGCGAGAATCTAGTTCGCCGATTCTTATCTGGTGTGCAGTCTCTATGCAGAACTTCCTCACATCATCTACGGACTTTATGTCTGGTACTCCAGCCTGACGAGAAATGACAGAACGTAAGTTTTCTCTTCCTCTCTTACGATTATCTGCTCTATCCTCTTCCAGTTCTGGGTCATGAAAGTAGCAGAACATGCTGCCAGCTATGCGACCACCAGAGCAAAGAGTCTTATTTTTCAGCCTAGCAGAGCAACACAGGTGGGTTTTCATCTCGTGTGCGGTAGCGACTCCGTTGCGTATGCAGTTGGGCAAGTCTCTGCGGTAGTGACTAAGCATCTTTACATTGTCTGGCATATTGTAAGCTCGTTTCGTGAGTTTTGTTGGGGGTGTATGCTGCTAACCACTTTCGTTCGTGGACTGGCCTTCGTCTTCCTTTAGCACTCTACCCGCAGACGCACACAATCGCAAGTCCTCGCTAGATCTGCACTGCTCCAGCTTCGATCTCAGGCCCGATGCAGGATCGACCGATTGAAATGATCCCGAGGACATGGATCGGACCTAGCGTCAAGACATCTATGCTTTTATTTTGGGTTGACATCTCGGGATGTGCTCAAGGGTGAGTGTAAGCAGAGCGAGCCATGCCCTATTCCCTGACACCCCCTGACACGTCACACACTCAACCCTAAGAGCTTTTCAGCGTCTTGCATGCCTTCCTATGGGTACATGGTCAAACGTCGCTAAGCATCGAAATGCCTATCTAAACCCTTGAAATCATTAGAGTGCGGTTTTATACGGGTAAGAGTATTGACATGCCCTGTTGAATGTGCGCAGAATGGGATCACAAAGCGATTCAGCTTTCACACCAAAGGATCAAAAATGAGATATTCAACAGCAAGTAAAAAAACAGCCATTAAAAGAAACAAAGCAAGTGCGCCTTTAAAGGCGATCCTGAAATCCAGAACCGCAAAGGGAGATCTTAACCCCAGCACAGACTACACATTTGTAGACCATGGATGCGGTCACGGGTCAGATGTTAACCACTTGATAGGGTTAGGTTTCACGGTTCAAGGTTACGATCCCAACCATCAAAGCGGTTTAAGCTGTGGCGAGATTGTTAATCCTGATTACATCTTAAGCACGTATGTAATGAATGTGCTACACGGCAACGGCTTAGAGCAGGACTGGTTTGATGATATCATCAAGCGGATGGGCTATTACTCCATTGCATTCATAACGGTTCGTACTGACATTAAAAAAGAAGGGTTTACCTCTAAGGGTACCTTTCAAAAGACGGTTAACTTTCCATCTTGGTGTAACCTTGAATGTAAAGGCTCAGGTTTTAAGACCTACCGCTTCACTATTGAATCTCTCAAGAGTTTAGCAGCTGACCGATATGCCATGCATCACTTTGGGAGATACCCAGAGAACGCATAAGACAAACTCAAGACGGTCAACCCTTTAAGGGGTTGACCGTCTTCAACCAATACAGAAACCAAGGATCAAAATCATGTCAAAAACTTTATTTAGAATGACCAAAAAAAGCGGCAATAAAAAAGTAGGACCCGTGACCACTTTCAAAACAGACCGCAATTCATGCCCGTCTTCATGCAGCTTAAAAGGGAACGGTTGCTATGCCGAAAATGCCCCTTTGGTTTGGCACTGGGACAAGGTTAGTACTACAGGGTTTGAGGTTGAAAGCTTAGCGTCACAGCTCAGAAAGCTACCGCCAACCATGGTCCGATGGTTCGAAGCCGGAGATCTACCCAAAGACGAACTGGGCGAAGTAGATCGCAAGGGTCTTAAGCTCTTAAATCATGCAGTGACGAAGCATCATGCTTCGTGGGGCTACACGCACAATAAAGATCAGGATGTCCTAGGCTTTGTGCAAGATCTTAAGAACGTCTGTATCAATGCCAGTGCTGAAACCACTAAAGAAGCTGCATCATTAGCGCGAAAAGGCATTGATACTGTTGCAGTAGTGGAAACCTTCCCTTCTAAGTCATGGGTAGAACACGGTCAAAGATTCGTTGCTTGTCCAAGCCAAACCATAGGTGTCTCATGCTACGAATGCGGCAATGGCAAACCCCTATGTTCCAGAAAGAACCGCTCCTATACCATAGGCTTTGAAACCCATGGCGCAAGAACCAAAGCAGCTAATAAAGCGCTTAACATTTTACAATAAACTAGCACGGTCAACCCTTTAGGGGGTTGACCTATTACCTAAAGGATCAATCATGCAATATCAAAACACACTAGGCTCAAAGAAGAACACACGACCCGTCGAATTTAAATACTACATTGTGGGAAAGGCTCGCAACCCTACACGTTCGAGCCAGTCTAAAAGCTTTAAAAGATATAGTGGCGACGGGCTAACAACGAACGTTATTTACTGCATGTTCTGGGATAGAAAACTTACAATAGATATATACTGTAGAAATTTAAATGAGGATAATCCTGATTATATTTTCGAGGTTAGAGAATCCAAGCCGGAGCTTATTACCACGTTTAAATATATGCAAAAGATCAAGGCTCCAAAGAAGGCGTTTAAAAACACACATGATCATTGCCATAGCTGCGGAAATGTTTTGCACCCTGTTGACGGATGCCTAGATCCCGAATGCCCTATGTACTTAGTAGAATAAACTTAGTGCATGCACTTGACTTCATGTGCATGCACCTATACAATGATCCCAAGAGGTGACCAGATGAGAATCGTATACAAACCAGAACACTATAAGTTAGGCATCATTAAAGACGTGAGCTATGAGGCGCTTACTCTCATAGTTAGAAAACATCTTGACGATGAAGAAGGGCAAAAGCTTTTCTTAGATCTATTGCAAGACAGAGGACTTCGAAAGCTCAAGGGACTAGGCAAAGAGGTAGCCCTAAGAATACTAACCGAGACGTTCGAGGAAACGTACAGGTAAATTTTGTTCGTGTGTTTTAGCTGATCCTTGGCGCACGAAAGATCCTACCTGCTGTGGTTGGCAGGTAGGGTCACTTTTAACTAACCCAAAAAAGAGGTGATGAGATGAGACAAGATCCAGATCAAGAACGAGACATGAAGAGATTCGATTCAGACCCGACCGAGCAGTTAACACATGCACAGTTTCATCTGTGCGATCCTGTGGTCAATGAGCAGATGCACAGTTCAAGCCATAGCCAAAGGTTCAGAGCGAAAGAACGTCAAGCATTCGAGCTCTATGTCAATGGCCTGATCGATGCCGTCCCGCTTGAGAAGCTAAGCCATGACCGAGTGCGATCATTAATAAAATTTGCCATACAGACATGGTAATCAACACAGAAAAAGAGGTAGACCTAATGAGATTCTTAACACAATATCTAAAACTTATTAACAGTTCACATGACGTTCTGTTTATACAGAGCGAGGTACACAAGATGGCGATGGTCATCGCTGCACCTAATGCAGACCCATGCAAAGATCCATTAGTGGCTGTTGCTTTCGAGATGATGGGACACCTAGTGGCCCGAATAGAACACATTGAAGAGCTTGAGCGAGAGGTTAAAAATGACTATTAGAAACGTGGAGATTCAGTGCGAGATCTTGCGACGTGCGCTAGACAAGCGAGGGCATCATGTCCACATAAAACATTATCGCTTTGCAAGCTTCTCATACTCGGGCACCAGAGGTAGTGTTAAAATTCACACCAGCAAGACGGCACTACGAGATGACTATCTGTCTAAGTCTACGCAGTGGAACACGGACACTGCATCTCGAACAGAAGAACGTCTAGCCACAAGTGTAGCCATGCGTGATGGCCTGTACTTCATGCTGTCTACTTTCAATGTCTTGCTAGGAAAGCTTAAGGTTGACGATGTGATGTCTACTTTTTTAGCAGGCAAGCCAGAAGAGCGAGAAGCCTATCAGCTCAACCTAGATAGGCTCGCACATGGAAAGCTAGACCATGCAGTTTGAAGCAGGTCACATGCGCGTGATCGTTAAGGTGCAGGGGTACCTGAAAGACAGCGACCAGCAGGTGGTCTGCGGTCAGCTCGTAGACACGGGCAGTCTAGACTTAGATCGTGGGTACGATGAACACTTCATCGTGCTCGCACATAAACAAGACGTGGTGATGATAGGCAACAGCCGAGGCGTCATCAAACAAGAAGACATCGTGGCCATAGGTCGCGAGTGAAAGGTAGACAAGATGGTAAAAGAAGAAGCGTTCAATGCTCCCATGAACAGAACAGAGAAGACAGCGGTGCTGCGAGAAGGTTTCACCAGAGACTTAATCGTGGAGAAGATAGAGCCAGCAGGTAAGTGGGTAGTACTCGAAGCCATGCACCAGTCTGACTTCAGCAACCTAACCTTGCCAGCAGACGTGGACTACAAGCACACCTTGTACCATGAAGTTCTTAAGATAGGTCCAGAGGTAAGAGGTCTAGATGTCGGGCAGTGGGTAGTGGTGATCAAGAATGCTCTTGATGGATTAACTGCAGACCACCAGTTTGTGGCATGCCAAGAAGAGGATGCCATCCTTCGATTAGGATAGCTGTTTAATCTCTCTCTCTCTCTTAAAAGAGAGATAGAGATTAAAGCATACCCAAGGGAAATGCAAACAAAAAAAATCCCCAAGGTAGAGAGGTGAATAACTACCAAGGGGAAGTAGACCATGGTGCGAAGCATGGCCATGTCTACTTTACGCTAGGAGATATAAGATGCAAGAGATAAAATATATAAGTACTAAGGAGTTAAGTCAGATGCTCGGGTGTCATGTTGATACACTGCAGCGATGGCGAACAGCAGGTGATGGACCTGCACCTACCAAGTTAGGTAGGCACTGGAAGTATAACATGAGTGAGGTTCAGCGATGGCTTCATGATCAACAGATAGAAAGAGGTGAGAGCAATGGGTAATCCAGTCTACAAAGCATTGAATGAAGGCTATCCTGCAGAGCATATCGAAAAGAAAGGTGGATACTCTTACGTATCTCATCCGTTCTTAATCTATAATATGAACCGCCTGTTCGGGCATGATGGCTGGGACATCCAGATCATTCAGGAACCTGCTCTTGTTCATAAGGAGCAGGAAGAAAAGAATGGTCGTAAGAAGTGGCACATCATAGCAACCTGTGGTGTGCGCGTTACAGTGCGTCACGCAGCCTCTGGTGGCGAGTGGACGCAGACCATAAAGGAAGACGTAGGAACCTGCAGCTCGCAAGGCAGCAACCTGTCAGACGTTCTGAACACTGCTTACTGTGGTGCTCCTACTCAGGCAATCAAACGTGCTTGTCATTGGCTAGGCAATCAGTTCGGTGCAAGCCTGTACGATGGTGACAACCCTGTGCATAGTGGCGGCAGCGATAAGTGGGCCGACCTACACATGACATCTGATGATATCTCGGGCATCGTGGATGCGTTCAAGTTAGACCTTGGAAGTGTTACGAGCAAGGCCGGATACAGCAAAGTAATGAATAGCTATGTCAATGACCTAGCCAGATTACCAGAAGAAGAAAAGAAGTCTATGCGTGTTCTGTGTGTTACAGTTCAGCAGAAGCTCAACACTAAAAAGGAAGTCAACAATGGCGAACAACGATCCTAGAAATAACGTATACGTAGGTAACATCACATCTACGGGAATCAAAACTACTGCAGGCGGGCTAACCATGTTCTCTGTCGCATGCTACAATGGCAAGGATGAAGCACCGTTCTTCATCCGAGTCAAGGCATTCAAGAATACAAAGGTCACAGCCAAGATGGAAGCCAAGAACCGAGTGGCTATCATCGGCAGCCTACGCCTAGAGCGATGGAAGAAAACCAATGCTGATACACCAGATGCTCCTGCTCAAGAAGTCGAGCAGCTGACCGTCATGGCGAACGAGGTAGTGGACTGTCCATGGGAAGACGAGGGCAAAGCTCCTGTCAAAAACTTCGGTGGTGGCAGTGAATCAATGCCATTCTAAACTGGTTGTCGATCACCAGTGGATAGTTGATTGGTATCTGCGTTCGCGACCATCGGACGCAGATACCAGGCAGTGCGGAATGGTAGGGTTATGCGAGGCCGCACTCAGGTTTAAGCCTGAGCTAGGCTTCGCATTCTCTACCTACGCTATCTTCTGGATTAGACGCGAGGTTGGCAGGCATCGTCTTCATAGGTCTAGATGGCAGAATGTTTCATTATCAGATGATATCTTCATGGCCGGATGCGAGTCCTACCAACCAGTGGTAGACCTTCTTCTGGACATCCGAAGGGTTCTACCAGTAAAGCTATGGATAGTTTTTAGAATGAAGTACGGTCGCAACATGACCGAAACACAGATAGCAGAGGTGATGAGATGTTCGAGACAGTGGGTGAACAGCCTAGTTCAGGATGGACTGAAAGAGATAAAGACATCAGTGATTTAGACTACTGTGTTCAGATAGAACCAGAAGAAGAACGACGGGCCAAGACCCTGAAAAGCCTAGGCATAACGCCATCGTCATCGTTCATGGCAAACCCACCACCCCCTATGCAGTGGCTAGTTGACGGGCTTGTGCCGGACAATGGCTTCATCATTCTAGGTGGCGCTCCGAAAACCTGCAAGTCTTGGATGGCATTAGACATAGGAATCTCCTTGGCTCTAAGGGAACCTTGTTTCTCAGGCAGTGATTTTACGGTACAATGTCAGAGGAGTGTATTGTTTATCATGCTAGAAGACGCAGCGAGTAACATCTACGGACGTGTCCGAGCTATAGGTAAGAGCAAGGGAGTAGGAATAGAGGCTCTTAAGAAGGCACCATTGTACTTTCGCTTCAGCAAAGAGCTAGACCTAGGTGACGCATCTCAGGTTAGAACACTTGCCAACAGGATAGCGGAGAGCATACCCAACCTTGGACTGATAGTGATAGACCCTTTCAGAAACGCCCATGGTCTAGATGAGAATGATAGCAACGCAGTGCGGCAGCTCGCTGAAAATGTCAAAGACCTAAGAGACATAACTCAGTCATCCATTCTCATTACTCACCACCTGCGCAAGATGTCCAAGCAAGATAAAGACAACCCAGGATTTGCTTTGCGTGGCAGTGGAGCTATCTACGGTGCAGTGGATGGTCTTATCACCCTAGCCGATGAGCCTAAGACGGCATCTGCAGAGTGGCTGAACCATGTTAAGATACGCATCAAAGCAGGCAAGGAACCTGACCCTTTTCTATTAACACTTGAGGTGAGCGATGGACCTGACAATCGTGCGGATAATGTAACATGGTCCACATCTGGATATTGCCATGACGATAAATAAGAATCTTGAGAGGCGCCTTGAAGACATCGAGCTGCAGGTAGAGAGCCTGATGGAACAGCAGATCAGGATGGACAGACTGCTAACTAGAATCGAAGGAGGCATGACCGCAATGAAGTGGCTAGGTGCTATCCTTGGAATCGTCTTTACCTTATGGGAAGTTATCTAATGACACATATTATATTTACGAAGTCGCCTAAGTCTAGGCGCGACTGCATAGGCGGAACTGGCATCTCTGCATTGCTAGGCAAGAACAAGTGGACCACTCGAGAAGCTCTTAAGGATTACTACCTAGGCGTGAGCGATGGCCCCAAGAAGAACAAGTTCATGGAATGGGGCATACGACTAGAAGACCCAGTGGCAGACAAGTATGCTGACCTTAACGGTGAAACCCTGATGGACCCTGTGGCCGAAGCCAAGGCAGACCTACTCCCCGGCCACATGCTTATACATCCTGAGCATCACTTCATGATCGGAAGTCCCGACCGACTGGTACAAGGGCAAGACGCTCGCTACAAAGTGGCGAACCATAAGCTAGGTCTAGAGATTACAGGCATCAAGCATGGTCTAGAGATTAAAACATCCTACTACTTTTCGTTTAAGAAATGGGAAAAGGAAGGCATGCCAGAGCAGTACAAAATACAGTGCCAGTTTTACATGCTGCTCACTGGGCTAACCAAGTGGGACCTGTGCGTTCTGCATACGGGCAGTGCCGACTATGTTCAATACACCCTAGAGGCAGACCCTATTCTACATGCCCAAATGATCAAGGTAGCAAGCGAGTTCTGGGAGGAGCTTAAGAGTGAAAAATAAAGACGATAACCACGACGAGTCAGAAGGTCCAGACAAGGAAGCTGTCTTTGATTTATTCAAGCAGATAATGTCAGTATGTGACGAGGCCATTGATGGGATACTGGATGAGGATTCAGGGGCAGACATTCTCGACATGTCTAACCAAGTCATCGCAGTCATGATGGCTATCGAGTTCTCTTATGTGTGTCACAGAAACAGGCTTAAGTATTTCATGGACAGTCTAAACGACGTCGCCAACACTACGGTCTTTGACGACGAGGATGTCCACGACTCTATAGACTATGCGAGGATTTGTTTGCAGGGCATGTTAAAGTCTGTCATGATAGCAGACAAGAAACTGTTTAAGCGTTCGCTTGAGGTGGTGTCTCTTGATGACATCACCGACCCAGCGATGAGAATAAACGTACCAAAAGGAGGTGACGCATGAGTAAACCAATGGAAGAAATGCGACAGATAGCATTGAGATATGAACGTAATGCCGCGCAGCATTTAACACCTGACGAGTTCTCTTTGCCGCCAACGAACAAGGTCATGGTCAGCATCAATACTTTGTTTGCTGCGCTGGAGGATTACGACATCATGTGCAAGATAGTGTTTGCCTTAGACAAGGTAACCAAGGAACTGCGCTCGTCACTTAACGCATCCAACGATGACCAACAGTAGGCGCAAGGGTCATTCTTTTGAAAGAGCTACGGCCATCTCCTTCAGGGAGATGTGGCCGGAAGCCAGAAGAGGACTGCAGTATCAAGACGGTGCCGAATGCCCAGACGTAGTAGGCACTCCCTACTGGGTTGAATGTAAGACAGGCAAGAGAACAAACATTAAGGCTGCAGTGCGACAGGCAACGGAAGATAGCAAGGGCAGTCTACCAATACTCGTGGTAAGCAAGGACGATAGACAGCCTATCCTTGTGACCATGCTATGGGATACCTTTTATGATTTACACAAACGAAGAGTACAAGTATCTGATGCGCAAGGGGATAGACCCGAACAAGTTCAGGAAGACCTACCAGAACCTCAAGCAGGTATTCGGTAAGGACATATTCATATGCGGTGCGGAGGTGAAGCGTGACGACAAAAAAACATAGGTGGTATTACGCCGAGACAAGGGGCAGTGTGTATGCCTTTCAGATACCAAGAGAGAGGGACTACTGGGTGTTCAACAGCTCGGGCTGTACGGCCATGGGCAATCACTCAGTGATGGAGAGGTACACTCTATCGAAGCGGCAGGAGATACAGCAGCAGTGGCCCAACAGGGACCATGACAGCGATGCTCTTATCGAGTACTACCTTAAAGAAATGGATACGCTTCAGGCAGAGCTGGAGAGAACCAGACGCAAGATGAGACTCATACGCAAGGTCATTGAATATAAGACCGGATGCAAGTACAAGAATCGTAGGTAAGTAATGTGGAATCAAGTAATCATAGCGGAGGACCCATGGCAAGACCATACATCCCATCGTCAAAATCAATCAACTGGGGTACACCACCAGCCATCAAAGACGGATTCGAGGGATGGTTCGACCCATGCCCCTTCCCAAGACCCAACTGGTGCGGACTCTCTATCCCGTGGCCGTCAAGCGTCTTCGTCAACCCACCATTCAACAGGCTCGACCTCTGGGCAGAGAAATGTGCGGTAGAGTACTTGGCCGGAGCTGAGGTAACGCTTCTTATGCCAGCCCGTGTTGATACTAAGTACTTTCATGCCTTCGTTCTTCCTTACGCTGAAGTAGAGTTCATCAAAGGAAGGGTCAAGTTCATCGACCTGGACAACTCGTCGGCAGCTCCGCAGTCTGCGCCTTTTCCTAGCATTCTGTGTCACTATAGACATCCTACCGAACCAATGGGCTAGATGTGTCTTCGCCAGTTAGGCATCTGCACATGCGGTACGTCTAGAAACTTCCAGCGACCACCCCATTCAAGACCAATGCCTTCTGCCAGCTTGCCAAAGGCATCGTAAGCAGACTTAGCTTCAGGAGTGGAGTAGTCCCACGCATCCTTATAGAGCTGACCCGATCCTTCGGGCCATTCTCTTTCGCGCACTGGGCACTTGGTCACATCAAGTACGAAGTCACAGGCAAGCCCATAGTTGTGAGGGCTTTGCGCTGCTCCTGCTTTACTTGAGCCGCTTTCTTTTAAAGAGTTCTGCCGCTCGCCGCCACGAAAAGTCTCGAAGACGATAAGAGGAAGCTCTTCTTTTTCTATCAGGAAAATCAGCCATTGAATTGCTGACCTGAAGGGAGGTTTTAGACCTGTCAGATCCTTGCGGGGTGCGACCATAGTATGTCCAGTTATTTTTTTTTAGCGAGGTCTGCTTTTTTAGCATCCTGCACGGCTTTGGCTACGTTAAGTGCGTCCTCTAAGAACTCAACCACGTTGTCATCTGTTTTATTTTTTGTTTTTCTTGCTAACTTTTTTGCTAGTGGAAGCAGGGCGTTTGCCACGCTTAGCACTAGAGCTATCCATATTAGTATTTGATCCATATTTTACTGTCTCCCTTTGAACATTATATTTACCCTCAGATTGTCCATTAGCAACAAGCTGTTTTGCTTTTAAGTCTAAGTGCCCGAGATGTACCTCAGAAGGTATCATTCCGTAGGCATCTCCTGTCGCATGCATGTTTAAATCGACACCACCATCTGTTATCATGCCTAGAAGAAGGACCTTTCCTTCAGGGGAAAGTTCCATCTTCAGTATATCTTTTAGTTCTTTTGCGTTTATCATTACTGGTACTTCCCTTTTGCGTTTAGGTCGTCTGCTATGTTCTCCATCATCTCTATAACATCAGACCGAAGCCTTTCAATGGCGTCCCGCTTTTCTGCGTCACCGTCTGCATCTCCTAGCCTGTCATCAAACTCTCTATTGATCAGAGTTATCTTGGATGCGACCGCTCGGGAAATTCGATCATTGTCTGGGCTTTCTCGGAACAACGATGGGCCTAACGACCTGATCACAAGCTCTGCAGGATTAAGATTTAGTGTTTGCGACCTCATCTCCCCGTGCTCAGCCCTCATCTGTGCTTGTATATCTCCATCAAAAAAGCTCATGAGTTCTTTCCCCATGTAGAAGTTTACCAGTGTCGGCAAGCCAAAATCACGGGCAGCGTTAGACATTCTCGTCATGTCGCTCGCCACTGGATCCCTTGATAAGTCCCAGAAGTCAGTCCTTCCTGAAACGCTGTTATACATTTTCATAAGCCCCATGTCTGTCTGCGTTCCTGATGCTTTAAATTCTGCAGCGAGCTTCTGTAGTATATTGAGCTTTCCATACTTACCTTTTTCTCCTACATCCTGCTCAAAATCCTGTCTCTCTCTCATCTCTCTTTCAACCACTGCTCTTTCCGTTTTCGGCTCCATGGCAAACCCGAACGTCAAAAGCTTGTACGGGTCTATCTGGGTAGGCTCGAATATAGAGTTATAAACTACCGACAACCAGAGATCTTTATTTGTATCTGGGCCAAGCTTGAAAGCAAAATCCCTTATTCTAACAGGAAGCTTCCTTCGAGCCTCACGCAACTCCTCAGACATGATAGCCCTGCGTTCTTTTTCTGCGCTAAGTGCAGTGCGACTCAAGATCGGATGCTCTCCTCCGTACCTAAGAAGTCTAGACGTTGACCTAACATACCACGCATGGAAAGGATCCCATGGTAGATACTTCCTTCCCCACTCATGAAGTTTTCCCATGTCGTTATAGTGTATCATGTCGTCGTTAGTTCTCTTTGCTATCTCTCTAACAAGCTTGGGGTCTGCCAGAACCTTTTCTGGTGATATTTTCAAGTGGTCTGCTTTTCTTTTAACAAGATGCTCAAACATGGTAACGCGAGCGGATACATCAATCATGGCAGCGAATGCACTGTTGAATCCGTTAAGCGTAAACAGAGATTTAAGATTCTCAGGGAGCGTAAGAAGTGCTTTGGTCAGGCGGCCCCCTTGCTTCTTGAGCGACTTGGCCAACACGCCATCCACGCTTTTTGTTCTCTTTGCTTTTTCTTCTGCTATCTTTTTGGACACATCGCCTAGCTGCTTCCAGTCAATCCAGGCCTCCTTTGCGCCAGTCACCACTGTCTCCTTCATCTTTCCCGGTACCCCGCTAAATCCCATGAGCTGTGGGTTGATGCCAGCGTCGTTCATTACCCCGTACATCATGGCCGTTGTCTCCGCCTCTCCCGATTCTAGGAACTTTTGTAGGTATGGGTTTCCCGGCTTCATGTTTCTTTGAGCATTGGTAACCATTGATGCTGGGTTAACCCCCTCAAGAGCGAGCATCTGAGCGTATCCAGATATTGTATTATAAAAATAGATCGGGTTTGTCACAGTACTCATGGTTCGGCTGTAGTTTATCGCAGATGAGTATACGTCCTTTGTGCCTAACAGCATTTTAACGCCAGAACCTGCCATGTTCTTGGTCATTATATCCGCTATCTTGTCTAGGCCGGACATTTTCTTAAGAGCTTCAAACTCCCGCTTTCTCATATACGTTCCAGTAAGAGGGCCAAACATAAGTGCTGCGTCTTTTCCTGTACCCTTTTTCACAGATGGAACCGGAACGAAAGAGTTAGAGAGCATGCCCCTGGGGCCGTTCGCTTGTAGGTCTGCCTTGTCTTTGTATATGAATCTTTCGGGACCACTCTGGTCGAACCCTGTTGCAGCCTCATCGAAAACCTCATTGAGAGTTTTATAGTATGCCATCTCTCGGTGGGTCTTCATCATCCCAGCCTGAAGTCCAATAGCAAAGTCCTCGGCCATCATCAGTCGGCCAGCTTCTCTTTTTTCATCTTTTGATATTACGGATTCATCGACACGAGCGAGAACCTTTCTTTCTTTCGGGCCAAGTGTACGGTCTATCATTGTAGACTGCCGGAGTGCGCCTTCGGACACATCTATTAAGTCATCCGTCAACGCCATTGGATCTCTATTGAAGCTCATCTCGCGCTCAAGCTGACGCTCTGCCTTCTCAACACCGAGCTTGCCCTGTCTTCTACTTGTCGTCGCATAGGATGGCGTGTTTGCAGCCAGAACATGGGCAGCATTAAAGGGGATTGGGTTCGCAGCAGTGCCGACATTTATTCCGGTCTGCAGAGCTGCCATCTCTCCCAGCGCCATCTTTACGCGAACGGCTGCTTCTGCGACCCCTTTATACTTAGGGTCAACAACCTCAACAGATATCTTTTCTGGGTCAAAGCCTTTCTTGTTTGTCTTTGGGTCAAACCTTCCTGCGGCAAGGGCATCCTCGGCTCCCTTAAAGAAAAATGCCAAGCCATCCATCGGAACACCGTCATATAAAAAAGTCATGTATGGGTTCTTGCCATGCTCGGCAAACCACTGCGCCAACGAAGAGCCTCCGACCTTTATTGCCTTGGCGTTTTTTAGCATCTCCTGTGACAGGGCCTTGTCTACCTTCCCCATCTCCTTAGCCTCAAGCAGGTCTAACGCTGCCGTATCTTCGATAAGCGTATCCAGTAAGGCGTCGTCTTCTGCAGCTTTCTTTCCTTTTTTAGTCGGCCTCTTTAACCTCGTGAGTATGTTGTTGCGCTCCTTGATGCTGTTTCTCACGTTCATGGTTGACTCTTTATTAAGGTCAGCCATTACCGCACGTTCTCCTTCGATCTGTCCTCGAAGTTCTGCCACATGAACGCGCTCCTCCGCCACATGAACCCGCTCCGCAGCTCTTCCTTGTTGCAGTGCAGAAAGGGGCTTAGAAGATACTAGCTTGTTTGCCTCTGTAGACTTCTGCGGCTGCGCCATGCTTCTGGGGCCAACCGTTTCAATCATTTCCGGGTTGGATGCCAGAACTTCCTCTAGGCGAATACCTGTCTCCATGTTTTTTCCAGATGCTAACCCTGCCGACCTTGATGCCTTTGGTGTTGTCGGCAACACGACTCTCGGGGCGACGGCTGCTGCATCTTCTGCCGCCAGCCCTGCAAAAAGGTCGTCCATCATTAGGTTTGTCCACTCTGTCTCTTCCAGCTTTGTTCTTCCTCCCTTTCTAAATGATTGCATCGCGCTAAGTTCTTCAAGTCGAGATGTTCGAGACAGTGGTGGCTGATATGTGGCCTCTGGACCCGCTGTAGGCTTCGACCTTGTTGGGTCTGCTGCGCCCACCGCTCTTGCCAGTTTTCTCTGAAGACCCTCGTTTGACTTTAAAAGCTCAACAAGCTGGTCAGGGCTGGTTAGGTCAAGGTCTGCCATTATCCTCTTCTTGAGGCTTGGGTTGGACTCCAGAACCGTCATCAGCACCTGCACGTTGGGTGTGTCCATGTTGCTCATGACCACTTCTACTGGGTCGGCGTAATCTGCTACTCGTTTGTCTGGAAGAGGCTGACCTGAGATGGCCGTCGCCCTTGGAGGCGCGGCCAGTATATCTTCTGCAGCGGCTATCTTTCCTTCTGCATCCTGATCAACCAACGCCCTCTTTGTTCCGCTGACCATTTTCTCTGGACCACTAAGCGCAATGTTCCGGTCTATCTCTGAAATGTTCTGGTCTATTTCTGAAATGGCACCTTCAAGCTCCTTGACGGCCTTCGCGTGTTCTTTTCTGGTTTCCCTCATAAGGGAATCTATAGTGGTTTTCTCTGCCTCGTTAACTCTTTTAATGGCCTTCTTTACTTGGTTCACAAGCGCGACTGCTTTGTATGCCTGATTTATTGAGCCTTGGTCTGACCCGTGTATAAGAACCTCTTCCAGCATTCTTACTTTCTCAGGGGAGAGAACCGATATATCATCTATGGTATTGAACTGTTTCCAGAAGTTTGCTCTGCCGTTTACTGGCGTATCTCTTAAGCGTTCGGCGAACTGTGCATCTAACAGAAAGCTTGAATCAAATAGCTTTTCTACCGCCTGTCCTGAAACCCACCCGAGAACCTTATCTTTAACGCCGGGCAGACCAGTACCAGTACCTTCAGATGCGCTCTTGTGTACGCTGCGAAGGGCGTCCTCGGCTGTCTTGACGATGTTCATGCTGGTCGCTGCTTGGAAGTCTATATTGGCCTGTCTTGCAATGTCCTTCGCATCCCCTGCTGCTATTTCTGCAACCTGTTTGGCGCTATCTATCTTGCTGCCCGTGGGAACCACCCGAGATCCTACTGACCCCTTTAACCTTCCGGCCTTCATGGCTCCTCGTCCGACTGCAACCAAACCCTGAATCCCGAGATAGGTAAACAGAACCTCTAGGGGTGCTTGTTTTATTCCCTTCATTAACTTCGATGACTGCCTAAAGCCGGACAGTTGTCCAGCTAAATACATATCTGGGATGGCTGCGATGTGGTTCTGCATGGCCTTGGACGCAGTTACTTGGTCCTTCTCGCTTAGGTTGGGATTCATAGATCTCCAGCCTTGGCGAATGGCACCAACGGCGCTGTCCTTAACTGCTATCGGCAGACCCCACATTAGACCCGTGATGGTTTCCTTTCCATCGTCCCATAGATTATTAACAAAAGACTGGTTGCTGTTTTCAAGCTCTCTAAACTTGGCGTCGCCCTCTACTCGGCCATACGCATCGTTAAACCTGCGTCGATAGTTGTCCATTTCTTTAACGCTGTACACATGGGATTGACCATGCTGTCCACTTCCGGCCGCAGACGTAATGCTCTGGTCAGTCCCAAAGCCGGGCGGACCCTTTCGTGCCGTCGTTACCGTGTGGTCCAAAAGCTGAGTGAAGTTAATGAAGTCAAGACCTTCCGCGACAAGGTTATCAAGCTCACCATCGGAAAGGCCGCCCGTCACATCCTCTACTCTTTTCTTGATCTTCCTTCCTTCAATACCTGTCTGCTCAAAGGCTGGTCTGTCGGCCAGTGCTTTAGCTTCTGCAGCATCTTCTTCGTTGGTAGTGGTAGCGGGTTTGTACTGGGAAAGGTTTACTATGTTTGCCATTATTTTTTACCTGCCGCTTCTTTTGCCTCTAGTGCCTGAATCATTGGGTCACTGTTGTCACCTGTTGCTCTCCTTACCTTTTTAAGCGCCTCCTGTTTTACCTCTGGCGGCACCGTGGATACAGGAGCAGTCCCTGTCGTGGTGGTAAGGAAGAGATATTCTTCTAGTTCTTTTTCGACCTGTTGCCATGAGCGTCCTGTCTGCCTCACTATTTTATCTTTAAGTTGCTCATCACCACCCTGTATCTTGCTTAAAAGGATCCGTGCTTTCGCCAGCGGTTTCGCGGATTTTGAGCTCCCGGGAATGCTGCCAGCTAATACCCCAGACAGGGAAACAACCGTGTTCTCCAGAGTTTTAATCCTAGACTTTTTGGTATTCTCCTCCTTCTTTTCTTCAGCCTCCGCTGCCTTGACTGCGTTCTTTCCTTTTTGGCTGATATGTGGCCAGGGATTCTTTGATGGCTTTCTGCGTGCCTCTTTTGCCCTGGCGTCGAGATTTTCTGTATGCTGAGTTGCGTCCTGCTCTAGTCTTTTATTGGACTGCGCAGCGGTTTGCACAAGTCGCTCCTTGGCTAGACCTAGAATGGCGCTTCTATTCTCTTCTGCACTCAGCGCCTTGTCAAAGTTTATAATGCTGGCTTCCTGTCTGCTCTTTAACATGGTGTCTGCATATTCAGTTGCTTCATCCTCGGGTATGCCAGCCTTCACTCCAACCTTTATAAGGGTATAGAAGTCCTGAACGTTTCTATCCCCCATGGTTTTCGGATTAGCATATACTATGAGCTTTGCAAATCCCGACATCTTTCCTATGGCATCCACTCCTCTTTGTCCTTTTTTGTAGTCATGTACGTCGACCTCGCGAGCCGTCTTTTCGGCAGTAAGTGCAAGCTGTGCTGCTGCTGCCTTCTGTGCCGTAATCTCCTTCATGCCAGTCCTAGAGCCTTCTGCTGCCATTCTTCCTACCATGTCACGTCCGACAAGATTGCTTGAGGCAAGCTTGTCGAGCTTCTGCTTTGCTGAAATAGATCTGCGAGCTGCAGTAAGCTGGTCCCTCGTTAGCCCCATGCTCTGAAGTGCCTTGAGTTTTGCGAGCTTGTCTGGAGACATTACGTTTGCTTTGCGGTCTGTCTTGGCTCCGGCAAGACGCTGCCTCAAGCGGGCGGTTTCATTGGCGGAATCATCTCGTGTGCCAACAGTATCACGATATGTAGATATTTTTTTATCCTTATCTTCTCCTGCTAAGAGTTTCGGAAGCTGAAGTCCCGGCGGGAACTCTTCAACCTCTTCTGTTTTGTTGAACTTATTAAGGGCAGCCTCGGCTTGGTCGCCGTACATTTTCTCAGACGCAGACAATATGTGCCCCAGTCCTTCGCTTTTCGCCAAGTCTCCCTCTAGCCCACTAATAGATTTGTCTAAGCTATCCTGCCTAGCCCTTCTGCCCTTGGCTTCGTTCATAAGATCTTCCATGAGCTTTGGCGACCCAGTAATCTCTTCTACAGTTAACCCAGTTCTCTCTGAGATCTCCATGACCTTCTTTAAGCCAGCTATCTCTTCTGGGCTGCTAAGACCAAGCTCTTTAGCCTGCTTCATGACCTCTGCCGCATTGGCCGAATAAGCCTGTGCTGCAACCTGACCAGTGGAGCCAATAGCTTTCGCTACTGCTGCCTGTCTTGCCTTGGAGTTTATACTGCGCTGTTGGCCTTGAGTGGCCACGCGCATTATCTGATCTTGTAGTGCTTTGTTTTGATATACTGGCATTGTTGTTTCCTGTCCTAGGGTTGTCCTGAGCGGTCTTCTCTTACTAATATATACTCATCAGTGTCGCCGTTGTAGTAAACGTTATGGTCGTAGCCCTCTAAACTAACGGTGTCTTCCTCCCTGAAGAAACCATCAGGAACCGACACCCCGTCAGCAGCAGTATTTATCACCAGCGTATTGTCTGATCCGTTGTTATACGGATCGGAATACACATGATCACTGCCAGAGTTTGCCATTCCGTTCAAGCTATCATAGGACACCGACGACTCCACAGTTTCTTCTTCTGGTTCATCGTCACCCTCACCAAAGTCAGGAAGTGCGTCTGGGTTTAGCCCGATGCCTTCAAGAAGCGCCCTGAACGCATCATCATCAAGGTCAAGGTCCTCTTTTACCGCTATCGCATTAAGCAGAAGGTTTCTCTCCTCTGTCTCTATGCCAGCGCCAAGACGACCTGCTTGCATCTGCTGACCAAACAGTCTGTCTTCAGCGTTTGCCACAGCATTAGATACTGCATCCGATTGTGCAGCCAGTATGCCGCCTGACATGCCCATCTGACCACGACCTGCTTGCGCTCTAGCTGCTGCAATAGCGCGACCTGCATCTCGCTGTCCTGCTGACTGAGCATCTTCCATCATCTTGGCCATTAAGTTTTCTTCGAGAAGCTCTTGGAACGTCTTAGCTTCTTCTGTTTCGTCGCCAATATTGCCACCATCTCCGTAGTCGGATTCCGGCAGGTCATCACCGTAGACTGTTTCCTCTGGCTCGACAATGGTTTCGCTTTCTGCGTCATAGTTCGGGTCCATCGTGTCGTCAGAATAAGTAGATATGTCGGCAACGGCTGCGTCTTCGTCGTCTATCGGCATCTCTACGTCTGTGCCAGTACCGCTGTCATCCAGCGTTCCTATGGCATCAAGGTCTTGCTCATCGTCTTCCGTATTTGACATGAGGTCAGCTTCTATGTTTCCGCCCTGTTTAAGGTTTGCAGTCGATGGATCATAAAGCTCATCCTCATCGCTTCCAGCACTGTCTGGCCCCGTGTTAACTGGAACCT